TAATCGATAAAGAGGGGTGAGGGTATGAAACTCACACCGGAACTCATGCAGCAATTCAAATATGAATTGGCTAGGCGTGAGTTTTTTTATTATTGCCACTTGCAAGCACCAGACTTTTATAGGAAGGACAGAGACTACCTAGTCGAATTGTGCGATACGTTGCAAGAGTTCTATGAAGATCCGGACGCAAAAGTTCTAATAATGAATATGCCACCTCGGCACGGTAAAAGCCGTACAGCTCAGATGGCAGTTAAATGGATATTAGGCAAAAACCCTGTAGAAAAGATTATGACTGGTTCGTATAATACGACTCTATCCACTACCTTTGCAAAGAATGTCCGCAATGATATTCAGGAAGTAAAGGCAGACGCAAACAGAGTTGTATATACAGACATATTCCCTAACGTGCGTATTAAACGTGGCGATGCCTCCATGGATATGTGGTCATTAGAGGGCGGTTATAATTCTTACCTAGCTACATCTCCAAGCGGTACTGCTACAGGTTTTGGTGCGTCTATTCTTATCATTGATGATATTATCAAGAACGCCGAAGAGGCTTACAACGAAAATACAAAAGCCAAGCATTGGGACTGGTTCACTAATACTATGCTTTCACGTTTAGAGGAAGGCGGAAAGATAATCATAATCATGACTCGTTGGGCTAGTGATGATCTAGCCGGTAGGGCCATCGAACACTTTGGAGATAAAGCCAAGGTAATAACCATGAAAGCCTTGCAAGACGATGGGACTATGTTGTGCGATGATGTATTGTCTTATGAAAGCTACCAAGAGAAGTGCAGGGCAATGGGCGAAGACATTGCATCTGCCAATTACCAGCAATTACCTATTGATATAAAAGGTAGGTTATATACATATTTCAGCACTTATGATGATATTCCTAAAGATAATAAAGGATATCCTTTGTTTACTACAATAAAGGCATATGTCGATTCTGCGGACACTGGGGAAGACTATTTATGTGCTATTGCTTATGGCGTATATAAAGACTATGCATATGTGCTTGATGTATTATTTACTGATGCCCCTATGGAGGTCACAGAAGAATCTACGGCAGACTTATTACATAAAAACCATGTCAATATTGCAGATATAGAATCTAATAATGGCGGACGTGGTTTTGCTCGTAATGTTAAACGAATATTAAAAGAGAAGTATCCAGATAATCGAACAAAGATTACAGCATTCCACCAAAGCAAAAATAAGGAGGCTAGGATATTATCGAATTCTACACAAGTTATGGATTATGTTTTATTCCCAGTTAACTTTAGAGACCGCTGGCCAGAATACTATACATCAATGTATAAGTATCAACGAAAAAACAAGAATGCACATGATGATGCTCAAGACGCAACGACAGGCGTTGTTGAACGTTTGAATGCGCCTGTTATTAAATCCATCAATTCTGATATTTATTAGGAGGAACTTCATTATATGTTTATTACAAACGAACAGAAGTATGCATACCAGTTATTACATGATGCGTACTATGGGTCCGGATTATTCTCTTTAGGTCGTGGTTTAAAACAGCATCCAAGAGAAAGCATAGACAATTATAATTTCCGTAAAAAGTTATCAAGCTATTCTAATCATACAGCAGCGATTATTAATGCGAATGTAGATCCTATCTTTAATGATGAAATTCGAAGAGAGCATAAAGAAACGGCTAAATTCAAAGTGTTTTTAAAAGATGCAGATCGATTAGGTACATCATTACAAGAATACATTCAGCAACAAGCTGTGATTGCAAAAATGTATGGTGTTGTGTATGTCATTGTTAACAATGAAGCAGAATTTGGTGAAAGTTTGGCTGATAATGTACGTGATAGACGGTTACCGTATTTAACTTCAGTTGAACCTAGTAATGTGACTGGTTGGAAACTGGATGACAAAGGTCGAATGATTAGATTCGAATATAGAACTATTATTACTGATGATAATGGAGGTAGTTCAACAGTATATTATGAATGGACAGATACAAAATGGACTATTCGTGATAAAGGGCGAGGCATTATTAATGAAGGTGAACATGGGTTAGGACGTGTCCCTGTAGTACAATGGTTTGGCCGTAGCACTAAGAAAACAACTATATTACCGCATCCAGAGTTCTATTCGTTAGCACAAAAGAACTATAGAGTTTATCATCTAGATAGTTTATTGACACAGATTTTGAACTCTCAAACATTTTCTACTTTAACCATGCCATCCGATGAAGGTATAGAAGATTTAACCTTGGGCGTTAACAATGTACTACTATATCCATCAGAGGCTAGTCATCCCCCAGCTTTTATTGCTCCAGATAATGGTCCAGCACAGATCATCATGCAAGAAAAGGAAGCTGAGATTAAAGAAATGTACCGCATAGGTGGTGTTGATTCTGTAGTAGGGGTTCAGCAGGAAAAATCAGGGGTCGCTAAGCAGTGGGCATTCAAAAGAACAAATCAACGACTAGCAAACTTCGCTGTACAGTGTGAAAATGCAGAGAAAGCCATTATTGCATTATATGAATTGTGGACTGGCGAGCAGTTGAATTATAAATGTGAATATCCAAGGGACTTTGACATTAATGATGTAGCTGATTGCTTATCTCAAGGACAGCAAGCCCTTGATTTAGGGTTTAAATCTAAAACATATTATGTTGAAGTGCTTAAACGCATCCTTGATGGATATATGCCTAATATTGACGGTAATGTGTATGATGCTATTGTTAAAGAAGTGGAAGCTACTGCACAGCAAGAAGTATTAGATGACATGTATTCGAATGGAGAAAATCCGGATGAGAACAGTGAGCGACTAGATGAATAAGCATACCGAACGTGTCATACGCGATATAATTGATGAGTTTGAAGCCGAAGTGCGTCGATTGTTAGACGAAGGGCACACGCCTAAATATGCTGTTAAAGAAGCATATAAAAAATATCCTGTAATGGAGGCAATGAAAGACACGTTAATCGATGAGTTGGTTGAGGAGTGTGCTAGGGGATATGGTGTAGACATAGCTGTAACCAGTGATGCAGCTAAAAGTGCAATAATCGCAGGCATGCCATATAAATTACAAACCATTTCAAAGGCAATGCAAAAGGCATGGGCACCTGATGGATTAAACTTATCTGATAGGCTACATAATGCATCAGGTACCGTAAAACGTGAAGTTATTACTACGATTCAAGATGCTATGTCTAAAGGAAATAGTACGATTGAGACCGCACGAGCATTATTTGATGGCTATGGGACTGATACGGTTATTGATAAAGCCGAATTACCTAAATTTTTAAAACGGATTAATGGCCTAAATATTACATTGCCTACTAATGAAGCAGAACGAAAAGCTGTTAAGTATCAACTTCGACGTGTTAGAAGTCTGATAGAACAACGCACTACGTCTGGTATGCGTGCTGCCTATACTGAATTGATAGAAGCAATAGAAAAAGGCAATGCTGCATCTGTTAGTCGTGCAGTATACGTTGCCACTCAAGAAAAGGCTCGTTATCATGCTGAACGTATTGCTAGAACTGAAAGGGCTCGTGCATATGCAGAGGGTGAGATTGCAAGACATATGGATGATCCTGATGTAGTTGCATTTCAATGGAAATTGAGTACACGACATCCTGTGGTTGATATATGTGATGTATATGCAAATGCTGATTTGTATGGACTTGGAAAAGGTATTTACCCTAAAGATAAATTTCCTCATTTACCTGCACATCCGCATTGTATATGCCGTATTAAGCCGATTATAGAAGGCATGATTGATACTGCATCAGCCAAGTCTAATATAGAAGCTGGAGGGCTAGCGTACTTGAAGTCGTTGCCAAAGCGGGAACAAGAGCGCATTTTAGGCGTAAATGGTCGCAATTTAGTAATGAACGGGCATGCATCATGGACTGAGGAAGCTAGGGGCTGGGATGGCACTATATTCAAAAGCAGACTTCCTGTTATTGAGTCGTTGAAAGATTATATTAAAAATGGAAAAATTAATATTGAGGATCTTGCAAAACGTCGGGAGTTTGAAACAATAGATGATGTTAGATATCGTGTTATTGATTACATTAACTCACCATACTTTAATAGCAGCTATGTGATGCGGCAAAGCATGCATATAAAAGGTGGTAAGCTTTACGATGAAACTCAAAATAAAAGCTATTATAACTATGAAATTCCTCATGCTGATGTTATAAAGTCCATACGAGAATCCGTTTATAATGGTGGTATTAGATTTACTCGGAAGGGTGATTGGAATCATAAAATAATGGTTGATATATCCCCTCATATTGGGTATGATGTAAATGTAAGTAGAGGAACAAAGCAGAAAACAAGCCTTGCAACTGTACATGTATCAGGAAAGGGTATTCATATAGTACCAAAAGGAAGTGAACGAAAATGACAGAAGAACAACTTTATAAACGCTATAATGAGATTCGTTCAGAAAATGTATCAGTCAGATTCGTTGACGGTGACATTATTACTGGCAAATTGGATTCGTTTACATCGGGCGTGAATAATGAGCCTGATGAAGCATCAATATATGTTGGCGAATATGAATTGTATGCCAGTGAAATCGTAGAAATACGAGAAATTTAAAACTTAATCAATCAAGCACTTGCTTATGCAGGTGCTTTTTTATTTGCCTTTTTAGTATTGCAGGCGTAAAAGAACAAGACCGCGGTCGTGAGGTGTGGCTCACGAAAATAAAGCGAAGAGGGAAAGCTTATTTTACAGGAGGTCATACAGATGACAAAAGAGGAACTAATTAAGTTAGGGTTAACGGAGGAACAGGCAGAGGCAGTGACTAAGGATTATGGTGAAAACTACGTTTCCAAGAGTCAATTTAATGCCAAGAATGATGAGGCGAAAGCAGCAAAAGCGGCAAAAGAAATCGCCGACCGTGAGCTTGCTGATGCGCAAGGCAAGCTAGAAAAAATCACCTCTACAGGGATTAAAGATGATGCAGGTATTGTAGCTATGCAGCAACGAATTAAAACCCTGGAGGATTCTGTAGAGGCCGAGCGTAAAGCAAGAGAAAATGCTGATGCACAACGTGTACAGTCTGAAATTTCTGCAGCCGTGGTTGATTCTTTGACGAAGCGTAGCGCTATGGATCCTAAAGAATTCTCAAAGCTGATTGTTGGTAACATCAAAGTCAACGAAGATGGTACTTATGGATATATTAAGCCTGATGGTACTAGCGGAACTATTGACGATTGTGTAGATGAATGGCTAAAAGGTAAAGATTATGCAATTAAAGATGTACAAAAACGCGGAAGTGGCTCAGGCACAAGCGGTGCAGGAAGCAACAATTCTGGCGGTAATAAGCCAGTAGGTTTAAAAGGGGCCGTAGCGGCTGCTATTGAAACCCAATAAATTTTATAAATTCTAATAACGGAGGAATAAACTAATGCCAATTACATTAGCTGAAGCAAAACTTAACGTACAAGACGATTTGCAAATGGGAGTTATTGATGAATTCCGTAAATCGTCTTTTTTATTTGAAAACTTAACATTTGATGATGCTGTATCTCCTACTGGCGGTGGCGGTACTTTAACCTATGGTTATACTCGATTATTAACACAACCAACTGCAGATTTCCGTGATATTAATGCTGAATACACACCTCAAAGTGTAACTCGTAAACGTCATACTGTTGATTTGAAAGTATTTGGCGGATCCTTTGAAATCGACCGTGTAATCGCTAAAATGGGCGGTATTGTTGATGAAGTAACATTACAAATCGAGCAAAAGGTCAAGGCTGCAACTGCATTGTTTAATGACACAGTTATTAATGGCGACACAGGTACCAACGCTAAAGCATTTGATGGTTTAGACAAGGCGCTTTTAGGTTCTTCTACTGAATATACACCTACAGCAGCTATCGATTTGTCTGATAGTGGTGCTATTGATGCAAACTACAAGACATTCTTAGACCAACTCGATGAATTCCTTTTAGGCTTGGATGGTGCGCCATCTGCCATTATGGGCAACTCTAAATTGATTGCTAAAATTCGAGCAGTAGCTAGACGTTCTGCGATGTACTCTACTCAATTAAATGAATTCGGACAACAAGTTGAATATTACGGCATTACACCATTAGTTGACCTTGGCACCAAAGCTGGTAGCAATGATCCTGTAGTAGGTATTAATGGTCAAGGTGAGACTTCTTTATATGTTGCACGCCTTGGCCTCGATGGTTTCCACGGCGTATCTCTTGCGGGCGATAATGTGGTTAACTTATGGCTCCCTGACTTCACCTCTTCCGGAGCTGTAAAGAAAGGCGAGGTCGAAATGGTTGCCGCGGTTGCATTAAAAGCATCTAAGGCAGCAGGCGTATTCCGTAAAATTAAGGTTAAATAAGGAGGTCAATTATGCCGATTATTAAATCTCCAGTACCTGATTATACAGGTCAAACTGGTTCAGTTGTATTTGTGAATGGGGAAGGCTTTACCGAAGATGCCAACCACGTTGAATGGTTTAAAGAGCACGGCTATGAAGTTGTGGAAGATAAACCTGCAAAGGAACCTAAAAATACAAACCCAAAGGCTGATAAAGAGCCTAAGAATACAAATCCTGAGGATAAAGAGCCAAAGGATGAGAACCCTAAGGATAAAGATCCTGAGGATAAAACCTCGGGTAAGGGTTCCGGCAAAAAATAATTGCTATGAATAGCCAGGCTATATTTGAAAAACGTATTCGTCAGGCAGTAAAAGCGAGTACTATTGAAGTTCGAGATACTGCACAGGAGAAACATAGATTTACCTCAAGAACAGGGAATTTAGAAAAGGCTGTTGATTATCGAATTTCTAATAGTGGAATGCAAGGGGTTGTATTTATTGATAGTGATGTCGCTAAATACGGCCCTTTTATACATGCAGGGACACCAGCACATGTAATTCGGCCGCATTTTAAGAAGATATTGAGATTCGTACCACAAGGCGGTAATGGGTTTATATTTGCTAGGAAAGTGGTTCACCCTGGGACTGCCCCAGATCCATTTTTGTATGAAGCGTTGCAAAATAATGTCTCAAATATTACTAGTATTTTTTCCAGATATACCGATATTGCACTAGATGATGTGGCACAAGGGCTAGTAAAAGATGAGATTACGCTAAGTTTTAAAATATAAGGAGTACTGTATGCTATATAATTTTGAAGATATAGCCGGCCTATTAGGGGATGAATTGCTGACGCAAGAGGTAACAGAGGTCGCTGTATCCAAAGCAGAACAATGGCTATATGTACTTGCGGATAGATTAGGTGTGTCAAAGGATAAAGTTATACGTAGTTTTACTATCGATGAATTAGTCCTTGCATATATCTATCGAGAAGTCTGCGTTAATAAGTCGTATGCTTTGCCAGGAAGTTATACTAACAATGGTTCGACGGATGACTTCTATTCTAAAAAATTAGAATACTATGAAGCTCGTATTAAATTATTGGAATCGCGAATAACACCAGGGCAGCTTACAGGCAACCCTACAGAGTACAAAGGCTATCGCTCTGTTGAAATCTTTAGGGGGTAATATGTGGCTAGATTTAATGCAACATATTAAATCTACTATCGACAATAGCGGTGCTCCATTTAATGTCATGCTAGGTGCTATGCGACCACAAGCAGCGAAAGTTGATGAAAATGGCGTTATTATGATTATTCGTGGGGAAACTACGAGGGGTGATAACTCCATTCAATCTGAATTAGAGCAAGAACTATATATCGAGGTTTGGGGGAGAAATGATAACCCAGATTTACAAGTCGGTTATGAATTAATAGCTAACTTGGAGGATAGGTTCGAGGCAATTATTAATGATCTACGCAAACGTTGTGGTGAATTAGATGAAACTGCATGTATATTACAGAACACTGGCTATCAGATTATAGATTTAGTTTGTACAAGTAAAGTTGGCGACCATGATAGTGTGCGACCTTTAGTTGGTACGCAATATCGCTTTATGGTTCGCCTTATTGATTTAAAAGAGAAAACTAACGGAGGTATTTTCTAATGGCACCAGCTGCAACACCAAAAAAATTATACAAACCGGCTCAAACCGCAATGCCTACAGCCGGCAAGAATTATCTTATTTATTTAAATGTAGGCACTGACGAAACTACTAATGCTGAATGGCTTATCTTGGGCGGTCAACGTAGTGGCGATGTATCTCGTAAGGCAGACGCTATCGATGCATCTAGTAAAGATAGCGGCGGTTGGAAAGTTACAATTCCGGGCCAAAAAGAATGGTCTATCGACCTTGAAACACTACTTATGCCAAACGAAGAAAGCCTTGTATTGCTTGAAAAAGCATTCTTAAACGATGAAAAAGTTCATCTAAAATTTGAATATCCGGACAAATCTTTCATGACTGGCTATGCATCTGTTACAGAATTGTCCTTAAGTACTCCGCACGATGATGTGGCTACTTATAAAGGCACTTTGAATGGTGCCGGTGCATTGTCTGAATTGAAAAAAGCCTAATTAACTATTAACAAGGAGCGTGTTTTAACATGAAAAAAATTAATTGTGATCTATTCGCTATGGGCGAAACTATCTATTTCAGCATTGGTCGTATTGCTGAGTTGGAACAGCTATGGGGTGAGCCTATTTTTAAAGCGGTACAAAATGGCACAATGACATTTAATCAGCTTATCACTGCATTGGTCGTAGGTATGAAACACCACGGCAAAAAGCGTGATTACATCTATTATCAAGATAAATTGCAAGAACTCTTTGACGAGGGAACAGTCCAATATGCCGACCTTGTACAGTTGATTGTACAAGCCCTTATTGGTAGTGGTGTATTTGGTAAAGCTGCATATTACGCATTATTCCCAGATGAGGCCGATGAGCAAGCACGCTCCGAGGTTGAGGCTGAAAACGAAACAAAAAACTAAGAGGGGGCGACACAGCCCCCTCTTTTAAAGTATGGATAACGAAAGCGGAACGCATGGCCTATGGTCCGCTTAATCTTAAACCGTGGGAATTCATGAATTTAAGCCCTATGGAATATTACAAACTTGCCGAGGGTTATGAATTAAGAACGGAAATAGAGGACCGTAAGCAAGCGTATTTTGCGTGCCTAATGACAAATGTACATATCGCAGGCAAGCGAAAATTGACTGTTGAAGATATTATGAAACAACTACATCCAATGACATTAGCTAAACGCAAAAACGAAGAAAAGTTATTCATGGAAGAATTCAGACAAGAGGGAGGTGAGATATAGCATATGGCCGAAAGTCAAATTAATGTCAAAATTGTTGGCTCGTCTAATGGTGCTGAACAGGCACTTGATAGAGTAGCAAGGAAAGCTGAGCAAGCACTAGGCAAAAGCATTTCTAATTCGCTTGATAGCGTAAGAAATAAAGCTCAAAAGGTCTTTGGGGTTGAAATTCCGGGGCTTATGAACGCTGCAAAGTCTGGTGCTGCATTCGCAGGTGCTGCGATGGGCATTGAGGCAGCCGGTAGGGCGTTAAAAGATATGGCCGTTAGTGCAGTTAAGACAACGGACCAATTAACGCAATTAAGGGCTCGTATTGATCTTATCAATGATGGCAGTCAAAGTACCGCCGAAATTATGGATAAGGTATTTTCTGCCGCCAATCGTTCGCGTGGTAGCTTTTTGGATATGGCTGATAGCGTGGCAAAGCTAAATTTGTTAGCAAAAGACGCTTTCACCTCCAACGATGAGGCCATTTATTTTGTTGAACAGTTAAACAAACAATTTAAAATTGCAGGTGCAGGTGTACAAGAAACTACATCCGCTATGTACCAGTTAACGCAAGCTATGGCAGCAGGTAAGTTACAGGGCGACGAATTCCGTTCTATTATGGAAAATGCTCCGATGTTGGCACAAAGTATCGCACAGGAAATGGGGTTATCTGTAGGGCAATTAAAGGAAATGAGCTCGCAAGGTCTTATTACTGCTGACATTATCAAAAATGCGTTATTTAATAGTGCAGAGGAAACAAACGCAAAATTCGCAGAAATTCCTATGACATTCCAAGATATAGGAACTAAATTGCAGAATGATCTTATTGCAGCGTTTCAACCAGTAATGGAGGAACTGGGCAATATGACAAGTTCCGATGCATTTATGAGCGTGTTAAACGAATTGGCGTTTTCTTTTAAAGTAGTAGCTGCAGCTGCACAAGTATCAATAGCAATTATTAAGGGTGCTTTTAGTGGCCTAAGCGTGGTTATCACCACTATTAAAAATATCGTATCTAGTTTTGTACAGTTGTTTGTTACATCCATGCCTTTGATTACTGCCGCTATTATTGGTGTGAGTGCTGCGTTTTTAGCACAAAAGGCAATTATTGCGAGTCATAATACAATGCTTGCTTTATTGACTGTTCGCACAACTTTGGTTACTGCTGCAAGTGTGATTTTGGGCGGTGCTATTGGTGCGGTAGGTCTTGCATTTGGTGCTTTTAGGGCTATTGCAATGACTACACAAGCCGTAATTATGGCTATTAGGACTGCAAATATTGCTAGTGCGGTTGCGATGGGTGTGGCGAAGGTGGCTACACTTGCATTGAGTGGTGCTACGGCAATTCTTAATGCAATTATGATGGCAAACCCTATCCCTATATTTGTAGGTGCATTAATGACGCTTGTCGCTGTATTTGGTCTTTCTAGGGCTGCGGCAGGTGGTTTTAGTGAAACGCTAAGCGAGGTATTCTCAACAATCGTTCATACAGCCGTTTGGGGTATTAATAAGATTATTGAGGCCCTTAACTGGCTTATCGCAAAGTTAAATAGCGTTGGTGATAAGGTTGCAAAGTTCTTTGGTGGCACGTTTACTGCTATTCAACAAGTAGACACGATTTCTGCTGATACTGCACAAAGTATCGTCAATACTGCCGGTGATATTATGGGCCAAATCACATCAGGCTTATCCGGTGGAGGTGGCGAACTTGGTGGCGGAGGCGGTGGAGGTGGCGACACTTCCGGTGGTGGCTCCGGTGGCAAAGGCGGTGGAGGCGGTAAAGGTGGCAAGGGTGAAGATCTAGCGAAAGAGGCTAAACAAATTCACGAAAAAATCTTGCAATCTTTCTTGGAAATGCAAGGCCACCAAGTAGAGTTAATCGAACTTCAATACAAAAAGGAGCGAGAAGAACTTGAAAAGTCAAAAACTGCTAATGAAAATTACCACGAGGACTTGAAACTACTTGATGAAGTTTATGCAGAAAAGCGTATCAAGGCGAAACAGGAGGAAATGACAAAACTACGTGCCATTGAAACTGGTATCCGTGATATGCAACAAGATTTTGCGTTTAAAACTGCAAGTAAAGATAGTACAGGTAATGTATCTCCTGCCGTGCAGTTAAAAAATGACTATGAAAATGCCATTGACGAAATCGAGGACCGTTATGCAGACATGGTCGATAAGTTCATGAAAATGGACAAAATGGAGCAACAACATCATATTGACTTGTTAAAACAACGAGGTGTTGAATTCGAAATGAGTGCTGACGGACAAATCTCCTATGAAAAAATGAAAAACGAGGAGTTGTTAGCGGCACAAGATGAGTTCAATAAAAAGGCATTACAACAACATACTGATCTAGTTAACGAAAAGTATGCTATTGATGAGGCTATGCGAACTCAAAACTTCGATGCGTTACAAGCTGCATTGAGTGATGAATATATTGCAGAGCAACAGCACTACGACGCAAAAAAACAGCTCATGGAGGAGTGGAAACAAGCCACAATCGACGCTCATTGGAATGGACAGCAACTATTAATTGACGCTTTAAACGCAGGCATTGACAGCATGCAAAGTGGCATTTCAGGTCTTATTCAAGGTACTACCTCTTTAATGACTGCCATTCAAAATATTGGTAAAGCTATTTTAAAGACTATTGCAGATTTTATCGCAAGTTGGATAGCGGCGATGGTTAAAAAAGCCGTATTCAGTAAAATGATGCAATCGCAAGAGACTACAACCAGTATTGCTGCGGCTAACGCTCAATATCCGGCGTGGTCTGCATTGGCTCAACAAGTTAGTATGGCAACATTTGGTGCTAGTGCTGCAGCTGGCATGGCTGCGTGGACTGCCAATACTACCGCAGGAGCAGGGATTTCGCTTGCTAATGGTGCAACAAGTTTTGCATCGTTAGGATCCGCAAAATTAGACTTACCTAAAATGGCAAACGGTGGTGTAGCCTATGGCTCAACTTATGCTGAAATTGGCGAGGGCAAATACAAAGAGGCCGTATTACCTCTAAGTGAAAGCACATATGACGAAATGGGTGCAGGCATAGCACGTGCCGGTGGTGGTGCTACTGGTGGCATTACATTCAACGTATCTGCTATGGACGCTCATTCGTTTGGTGATTGGTTAGAGAATTCGGCAGGTCGTTCTTTGCGACAGTTTTTAGTTAATCAAAATAGGGAATTTGTGGCTACGGAGGGGACATGGTAATGGCTGATTTATTAAAATTCCCAGATATTAGAACCCTTGCGTGGAAGTCTACAAAGGCTCAAAAATGGGACACTAAGATTAAACGTACAGGGAGCGGTCGAGTACGAACCATGACGACTTGGCAATACCCTCAATATACCATTACAACAGAATTTGCAGTACTAAGCCCAGAAGAACATAAGCGTCTTATGGGCTTTTATGCATCTGTAAAGGGCGGTACTGTTCCGTTCTTATGGTTAGATCCAGAGGACCATGAGGAGAAAGGCGTAAGGCTTGGAACTGGTGCACAATCTGAATGGCAAGCAGTTCGCTTGTATGGTGATTTTAGGGAGCCAGTAGCACATATTGAGAACCTAAAATTATACGCTAATGGTACGCAAGTTAATGCCGTATCAGATAAAGGCGTTATAAGATTGGCTGCAGGTGTTAGGGTGTCGCCTACTGCTATTATTACTGCTGATTACATTTACTATTGGAAAGTCATGTTCAGTGGTGATTATACGGACGAGGCCGTTTTTAAAGACGTATTTAAGTCTAAATCGTTTAAATTGGTTACGGTGAGGTGATTATAAATGAAACAAGTTAGCGAGGCATTAAGCGTTCATTTAAGCAACTCACAGACATTTGTATCTTGCGACTTGTATGAGTTAAGGCTTAAAAGTGGCATTTCTTACTACTGGGCCGATACTGACATTGATGTTAGCTATGGAGGAAACACATACAAGGGCGATGGGCCAATTATTGTGCGTGAAAAGATTTCTACAACCAGTACTGTTAGCGTTGATAAGTTGAACGTTACAATAACCGCTAATCAGTCCGACCAAATTGGTGGTGTTCCTGTTCTGACTGTTGCCCATAATGGTGGCTTAGACGGTGCTACGTTAAATTTAAGACGTGCTTTCTTTGACAATAAAGGGAATGTAATCGAATGCATTGATCTATTCAAGGGTATTTGTGAGGTTAGTCAGGGCGGAGGCTTTGCGTTGAAGATAAATGCAAAATCTGTAGTCCAAAGGCTTAATATTGAATATCCGAATAGACGATACTATCCGCAATGTCCTTATTCTGTATATTCCAAAGAGTGTGGCGTTGATATTACTAAATATCGTAAGCGTGTTACTGTTACCGCTGTTATAGGTACTAATAATGTGCAAGTCGATACTTCATTTGAAAACGGCTTTTATACTGCCGGTGGTATGGAATGGATAAGCGGACCTCTATCAGGGCAAGCAACTCAAATTATGGATAGTGCTACGAACTCAATTGTTTATATGAGTGCCACAAATACAACGCCTAATGTTGGCGATGTGGCATATATCTATCCGGGGTGCGATAAAACACCTGCAACTTGCAAGGCTAAGTTCAATAATTTTAGTAGGAATAGGGCAACGCCTTATGTTCCATTAAAGGAGACGATACGATGAAATTGACAACAGGTGAAATGATTGCCGATGCTGCAAAAAAGTGGATAGGCACACCGTATCAAAACAATACTATGGTTCATGGTGTTGGCGTCGATTGCTCCTATTTGTTAGTTGCTGCAGTTGTTGATAGTGGCTTAATGAAACGTGATGAGCTAGAAATAGAGAATTATTCTAACGAATGGCATTTACATCGTTCAGAAGAAAAGTATCTAAAGTATGTTCAAAAGGTAGCTGACGAAGTTCCTATTGATGATATTCGTATCGGTGATTTCTTGTTATACCAATATGGGCGTTGCATTTCTCACGGTGCCGTCTATGTTGGCAATAATTTAGTTGTGCATGCGTTTGTTGATCTAGGCGTTATCTATTCATCTATTGACGATGTATTATTCTATGATGCAAAGGGCAAAAGTCGCTTACGTGCAGTTTATAGATTTAGGAAAGGGGGTAAATAATGGGTTTTCTATTTAAAGGACGGAATACTACCAATCGTGCTGATATGATTTCCGACTTCATGATAAATACCGCCTCTTATGGTGAAGTAGTTCCAGAAGTACTTGGCACTACAAGATTAAGTGGCAACATTATTTATTACGATGATTTTACCCCTCATGAGCACAAAACCACTACACGAACTGGCAAGGGTGGTGGCTCTAAGCATACTGAAATAACCTACACCTATACAGTGGCATGTGCGATTGGCTTATGCGAGGGCCCTATACAGGGTATAGGCAAAGTATGGCGAGATAAGGAAATATACGACTATCCGAATGAAAAGATTGAGCTTACTGCATATAAAGGTGATTATGGACAAGCTCCATGGCCTTATGTAATCTCTAAGCATCCGGAAAAGGCGTTGCCTTATAGTGGTTTAGCTTATATGGCAGGCGTTGTTGATTTGGGTGAACGAGGAAGTTTACCGCAATACAACTTTGAAATAAAAGGCAAGCTCTTAGAAACTGGCGACGGTGTAGACGTTAACCCAGCCGATTATATTGTGTATGTGTTGAAGTCCATAGGCATTGACGATGTTAATATTGACGGCTTAGAACACTACAGGGAATATTGCAAGGCAGCTGACATTCTTATTAGTACACCGCCAGATAGTAGAAGTTCAAAGGCTCAAACTGTAATCAATGATATAGCTGAAATTACAAATAGTTTGGTCTTTTGGTCTACAGATAGGCTTAAAATCGTACCGTTAGCCGATAAACCTATCGGCACATGGAGCCCATACAATCAAATTCAATATAACTTAAATGCTGATGATCTTATTCCGGCTAGCGACGGACAGTTAGTTGTGTATAAGAGAAAGGACAGCTCAGAAAGTTATAACCAAGCGACTGTTGAGTTCATTAATCGTGCCAATGGGTACGAGAAAGAGACAGTCGCTTTTGAGATTGTAGCCGATGTGCAAAAAAACGGTTTAAAGCCAGCCTCCAAGAAGTCTGCACATTATCTGTACACTAAGGCGAGGGCTCAATACTATGCTGAACAATTAGCTATGAAACGGCTATACGCTAAAAATCAGTATACGTTCCGTTTAGATTGGGCATTCTGTAGGTTAGAACCGGGCGACCTTGTTACTCTTACCGACGAATTATGTGGCCTAAATAAACAGATAGTCGTTATAACCTCTGTATCTGAGGCAGCAGACGGACAGTTAGAAATAACTGCGGAGGGTAAACCGCCCGGCACGTATGCTCCGGCTAAATACAACGTTCATGAAAATGAACGGCCGTTTATCGATTATAACCAAGCTGCACCAAGCGTAAATGATGTTGCTATATTCCAAACTGTTGGCGATGTTGGTGGCAATCAGATATTCGTTGGGGTTAATGCTCCGAGCGGTTGGGGTGGTTGCTCCGTGTGGGTATCCGATAATGGCGAAAATTATCGTCGTATAGGATCTATCACGCAACAAGCTAGAATGGGCAAATTGAAATATGGCTTTGCTCAAAATGGCGATTTCTGTAACGTGGTTATCAATCAAGGCGTGCTGAAAAGTGGAACTCATGTCGATGCTGAACGTGCCAATACATTGTGTTGGATAAATGGCGAGGCGTTGAGCTATGAAACTGTAGAAACTCATCCGGATAATTGGTATACGTTGCGAGGTTTAGTCCGTGGCCAATATGGAACTAAGGCTATTAATCATGGTGCAAATGAAAGATTTGTCAGGGTTGACGAGGCTTTATTCCATTATCCTTACCGAAAAGAGGATATTAACAAAACCGTATATCTCAAGTTCACTTCATTAAATGTATTCGGAAGTAACGAACAGGGGCTTGATGAGGTAAGGGAATATCAGTATAAGATTGTGCCTTATTATATCCCAGAAGTGAATAATTTAACGTTATTTACTAAGTACTACAAGATAGGCAATGGGGTATTATCTTTTGATGTTGTAGCTCAGTTTGATATACCTCAAATTAATAGCTTTGATACAGTCGAGCTATGGTATCGTGAGGGCAATTCCGCTTGGAAGTATGGGGGCAATGGTAACGGTCAAATCTCTATCAGTGGTTGCGAACTTGGACATACTTACGAAGTGAAAGCTATCGTCAAGGACGTACATGGAAACACTTCGCAAGGGGTTACAAAGTCCATTACTGTGGCTATGAAAACGGAAGTTCCGAATGCACCGCAAGGCTTTTCTATTACGTTTAGTGATAAGGCCAATTTCAACTGGCTTGAAGTTCGTAATGCTGACATAGATTTCTATGAGTTGCGACTTGATACAAGGACAGGGCAGAACGATGGCTTGATAGGTAAAAGCAATAATACTACTTATAGTGGTATGCTGCGTGAGCGTACTGGCAAAGTTTACTTGTACGCACATAACCCATCAAAAGGCTATGGAGCACCTGCTGAATTAACCTATAACGTGCCGCAGCCTAAGCAACCTACTAACCTAAAGGCAACGGCTAATATCAACGGCATAGGCGTTACATTCGAGGCTATTCCTGCGAATTGTAAGGGCGCCAATGTATACGTTGATAGCAAGGTATACTTTACCACTACAAACGCTTTAACCATTCCTTTAGAGGCTGGTGTGTACAATGTAAAAGTGGCTTACGTTGATATATTCGGCGAGGGACCAGCGACACAACCAGTTAGCGTAGCAGTAAAAGCTAAGATTGATAAAGCACTACTCGATATGGAGAGCCTCGGCATATCCGATATGGATAAAGCTGTAAAAGCCTTAAAAGAAGAGGTTGGCACAGTCAAGAGCGATGTAAGCGGCTTTAGCAGTAAATTAATAGACCAAGCGAACGCCTTTCAGCGTACAGTAAACGACTTAAATAGAAACGTGAGCTCACAAATTACTCAAATTTCTAACGGCATTGAGCTGAAAGTAACCGATGCACTCGGAAAGCTCGACGGAAAAGAGCTCATAAGCCGTATTAACTTGACGCCAGCAGGTACACGCATAGACGGCAAGCTCTTACACGTTACAGGGCAAGCGAAATTTGACGATAATATTATCGCCAACAAAATGCTACAGGCTGACAGCGTAAACGCTAGAAATATACAAGTTAATAGCTTATCTTCTATCTCTGTTAATACTGGCGACCTAACAGGCGGCTCTATTACAGGTGGCACATTCAAAAATAGTACTGGCACATTCGAGATAGATCGCAACGGCAATATTAAGGGTGCTAATATCACAGGCTCACGCATTGACGCTGCCTCAATATTCCAATCTGGTTATAAGATTAAAAATATTGATGTGCATGTGTACAAGGTTAAGCATGGCGACTGGTGCCCTATTCCTAATGGGTTTACAGAAAAACAATGCGTATTTATTCCAGTAGGGTATGTTATTACAGAGAAATACTTTGACTCGAACGGCGGTTATTATAAAGATAGGCTGCCAAGAACATATGAGCCAGACATGGATAAAATACGCATTAACAAAGATGAGTTTAATAAGCAAAAATCACGCTTTCTTGCTAAATGTAGCCTTTATATGATAAATGATGAAACATATATTCGTGGCTATAAAAGCCAGAAACAAACTATTGTTGGAATTGACGGAACACGCCGAGCAGTGGTTGAGGTTAAGGGGCACGATGAATTTAGCGGCGACCGTAGAGATTACTACACAGACTCATACTTTTACGGCGAATTATCTGTACTATGTATTGCCAAAGCATAAAGGGGGTGGCTTATGGTAAAACACGATTTCACGCTACACGCTGGACATGATTTTAATTTCACTTATCAAGTGCCAGAGGGTAGCGACTTAAACCTCACAGGCTATACAGGCGTATGCAAAATACGAAAAAGGCCTAATGAGGCAGTTATATTTGAGCTGAATACAACAGTCGAAGAAAAGAGCGTTACTTTCTCACTCGCTGGCGATGTATCGGCGAAAAAACAGCTACAGACTAAAGACTTTGTATATGACGCATTTATTTATAACGAGAGTGATCATATCAAGCTAGGCTATGGCAAAATTACATTTATTCAAGACATTTCAATGCATTAATCAGAGGAGATAATAATCATGGCAGATAACACTTTAACTTTGAAATTTGATAAAGATACTATTTTACCTTTATTCGAGGGTTTAAGAGGCCCTAGAGGCGAAAAGGGCGAGGACGGCCAACGTGGTGAGCATGGCGAAAAGGGCGAGCAAGGCCTTAGAGGCCCTAAAGGTGAGCCAGCAAGTGCAGAGCGTGCAGCTGAATTATTGAAACAAAAAAATGTATACTTGGCTGACAATAGCGTTGAAACAGTACTCGCTAAATTGGTAGAGCTTTTAGGCGATACAATTCGAGTTACTTACAAACAACTTGAATATTTCCAACCTTTACAAGGCCAAACATTCCTAGACCTTAAAGGCGAGCCTCATTTTAAAGTGGCTATCAATGGCGGTGCTAAACAAGAGTTTATTTCTGACAATATACGTGTACAAATTCCTGCATTCGGCCAAGATGATATTAACTGTACTTACTACGATTTAGCTGATAGAGAAATCGGTGTGATTTCCATTAAAGGCCTTGAACCTACTGAGGCAGATGATACTTACACAGACGCAACAGGTGCGAAATTTGCTAAATTTGGCCGCAAATTAGTATTGCGATTAGCTACATATAACGGAAATTCATTCAATTGGCTTGGCAAATGGAATAAGTCTGATATTGAAACACTTGAAATTATCAGCAATGAGAAGAAAACAATCGTTGATAATGATAATGCACCTTACAAATATAGTGGCTTAACATTTATTGTGAAACAACCTACTAACATTAATTTCAGTACAGTATTTAATCAAGGCACAGTAACTGTGAACACATTGGAAAGAACTATTCAATTAACACTTGATAATTCAAGCATTCAATATGTTTATGGGGTATATGTTAATAGAGGAACAGGCTCATTAGACGCATTATAATTCATAATAAGGGGAAAATATGGGAGAAATTACACACTTCTTGGAAGAGGCTTGGCGAATGCTGACAGACTCATTTGCCATTAAAGCCTTGCTTGCGGTAGTTGCTGAAGTCGGTATATACATGTTAGGTCTTAAACACGTACAGGTGTTAGGTATATTCATCTGCCTAGTGTTTTTAGATCTATTTACAAAGTGGTCTGCGATTGGCTATCAAATGTTGATTGACATGGGGGCAAACCCTGAGAATATCAGCGGTTTTGACAAATACATAGCCATTCCAGCTGCATGGGGGAAAGGGCTTATATCGTCCAAACATATGCGTAAGCCTTTCATTACAAAGGTGTTAACATATTGCCTAGCGACAGCTGGGGCTTATTGTTTTGATTTTATGGCTGGGAACTACGCCTTTGCCGTAAATCTAGTTTGGCTATATCTTGGTTCAGTTGAGTTTCTAAGTATCCTCGAGAATATGAGGGACGGGGGAAATAGCACAATCGCAGGGCTTTTGGATATAGTGCATTCTAAAATTGACATGGTTTTAAAAAAATAATAGTGCATAAGCCACGCTTACATTGTGTGGCGTGGCTTTTATGTTTGAATTTTAAAAATAACGATAAAAGCACTATAAAATTATCGTTAAAAGCAGAAATAGAGGTGTATATAATGAAAATTGGCACACATTTTGATGATTATGAGTTCGCTTGCAGTTGTCATAGACATGAAGTTGATGAGAATGGGCATAATAAGTTAGACCATATTATCGACAAGCGTTTGGTGGACTTATTAGACGCAATTCGTGAACGTTTAGGCGTGCCGTTGACTGTTACAAGTGGTTATCGTTGCGAGGAACACAATGAGGAAGTAGGCGGCGTATCTAACTCTCAACACGTTTTAGGGACTGCTGCTGATATTACTTATGATGACGTTGACGTTGAGTACTTGGCAGAAGTTGCCGAGGCTTGCGGTCAAGAGTTAGGTATTGAGGGCGGTATCGGTACATATTATTATCAAGGATTCGTACACGTTGACGTACGAGGATATGCAGTACGCTGGAATGATTTGGATTAAAGGGGGTTATTATGTATGCAAAAATTAAGACATACCTCGAAACGATTAAATCTAAGGTTACTATGCAGCGCCTTATTATTGGTGCTATTTGTGTGCTGTTCCTCTATGGCGTTGGCAGCCTCGCAAGTGGATATTTCACAGCCAGAGCCAACTATCAGCGTGCCATTGAGCGATTGGAACAAACTCAAAGAGCGCTTGATGATAGCCGACGCCTCAATAGAGAGCTCAACAAACTCATTGAAACAAGCCGACAGCTTAACAATGACGCAGGCGACCGAATTAAAAGAATTGAGGATTATCAACAGCGAGAGGGCGAAAGCCTTAACCGAATTGAGAGCAATCAACGAGAAACAGGGTCAAGAATTAGCGAAAGCCTCGAACAAAATAACAGAGCAAGAGCAGAGCTTAACTCTAGCCTCGAACTCATTAGACGAATTGAAGAACGAAGTCAAAAACAATAGACGAACAGAGCAACGCCTAAGACGGCAACGTGATACATGGGCCGCTGGTGGTGTGATTGGTTTTCTAATTGGTGCAGCTGGCGCTATTCGATGAAATCGAGGTGATCCATACATCTCCATAGCGTGTAATGGTGGATACACGCAACTATAAACAAAAGAGCCTACTAACCTAGATTAAATCTACGTTGGTAGGCTCTATTTTTGTTTGTAAAAATCAAAATAAATACTTGCTTTTATACACGATATAGGGTATAATAAAAGTGTAAGGAGGTGATAAAAGTGGACATAATAGAAAAGCTAACAAGTTTAGCAAATGCGTTAACGCCACTGGTACTGGCACTAGCAATACTAAAACTTGTTAGCAAGGAGTAGTAAAAAGCAGGCGGGTGAAAGCCCCGCCACCTTTTCAACATCATTGTAAATCAACGAGGTGAATTATGCAATATTTAGAATGGCTGATTAATATAGTAACTATTATTGTTTTGATACTAGCAATTAAACGTTTAGTTAGAGGGTGATAAATTTGAAATTTGAACTAGATGATGTAATGACTACACAAGAAGCAGCAGAGCGCTGGAATGTTACTGCTGATTCTCTTAAACAAAACTGTAGAGGTCGTGTGAAGAACGGATTTTTAGAAGGTGAGTTTAGAAAGTCTGGAAAAATGTGGCTTGTAACTCGTCAAGGGATGGAACGATTGTATGGTGAAGAGGTACTAATTTCTAGTGAAACAAAAGATGATACTAAGAACGAATAGCCCTTTAAATCTCTGCAAAATTTGTAACAGTTGCTTAACCGTTGCTCAACCTAAAATGCACAAAATGCAGTAATGGAGCGGATAAATGAACTTTTAAAATACTCTCCGCTGAGTAATCACAAATTAAACTGCCCCTCATTGAGGGGCTTTTTATTTTGC